CGTAGAAACTTTCTAGACGTTTTTCTATCTTATCCCTGTTTTCTTTATCAATCATTTTGGGATCACCAAGAAGTTCCATTGCTTTCTTTTTGAATTCATTGACGTTATTACCGAACTCTTCACCGGCCAGATGGTCTATGGCCCGCTTTGCAGCAGCCCGTTTACCGGCGTCTTCCGTGTTCATTTCATCCTGAAGCTCTTCAATCATTCCTTTAAAGTCTTCCATTTTTTCCCGGAGCTTTCTGGCCAAAGTTTCATATTTCGTATCAATATCAGTATTGGCTGACGCGGAATCTTCGTATTGTGTGGTTATTAAAGATGGATCTTCGGATGGGTAATGGTCTGTTAGGTATTTTGCAATCATCCCTTTTATTTCTTGTGCCCGGTCACGGTCTTTGGCCAAGAAAGAGTCTATCTCTTTCCTCACCGGCAATTCACCACGGGTTTCGACCACTATGGTTAAAGCCCCATTATCTCGGTTCTTGCCCAACCTCACTTCATCAGAGGCACCACGGCGTATAGCCATAGCTATGTTAACATCGCTGTTCTTCACAACTTTGCCTATATGGAACTCGATCATGTCTGTTCCGAAGTCAATATGGGCGTCATCCAACGCTCCAAGCAGCTTCTGATATATGACATCCGCGTTCGTTGCTGACCCGCCCCGTTCATTAAGAAGAGACTTTGAAATGTATTGTTTAAATGTTCCCATTAGATAACTCCGGTTTATAGGTATATTTATTTATCTAGCACGAAAAACATGCAAAAAATATACACATCTAATATAAATACTTGTAACGATACCTTTCAAGGGAGAAAGACCGATGGCATTAATTACAGATTTGGGCGTTGACGGTGGCGGAATTGCACAACCTCGTCTAAAACACAAGTGGGCATTAACCTTCCAGAACATGGCAGGAGATACAGAACCTCTGCGTTTGAACGCTATTCAGGCAGATAGACCAAAGTTAAGTTTCGAAGAAGTTGTACTTGATAGGTATAACTCCAAGGCGTATGTTGCTGGTAAACATGCCTTTGAAGTGATCACAATCACCTTCGAAGACGATTTGAATGGTGGTGTAACCGCAGCCCTTCAAGAGCAAGTAGAACTGCAACAAAGCATTATAGGGCTTAATGCGGCTCCACGTTTGCCGTCTGCCGCAGCCGGTCAAGATTATAAGTTTGCTGTTCGTATGGACCTTCTCGATGGTAATACGGCAGTTGTTGAAACTTGGGTTCTTGAAGGCGTATTCTTGCAAAATCTGGAATATGGTGATCAAGATTACACCGCATCAGAATCCATAAAAGTGGTAGCCACACTACGGTTTGACCACGCTAGACAGAACATTAACCCTGATGGCGTCGGCGGTAAAGCTACCGGTGGTGCTGGTTCTACAGGCAGCGGGTTCATTCTTTAAACCCTTACATTCCTTGAAAACTGAAGGCCCGTTATTGCGGGCCTTCTTTTTGTATAAATACTATAAAATAGAGGAATTTTATTATGCCATTTAGTTTATTTGAAGGGTTCAATAGCCAGTACCAGAGATCATCTTTGCTGTCACGCCGTTCAGATGTAAATGACACCAAGGAAGAAAGCAAGACTGTAGATAGATTTGCAACCCCGCTTGGCCGTCCTAAATTAAAGTTTAATTTTACTGTTTCCCTCAAATTCAGGGAACCATTTAAAGGAAAGTTACGGGCAAAACTTTTAAACGAAGAAATGACCGATGGTGAACTTGTAAAACAAATGACCTTTGCTATTAAGCAAGCTTCTCGTCCAGTACCAACAGTTGTTTATCAAGATGTAAACCATTACAATTACCGTACAAAAGTAGCAACCAAGACAGATTACGGTTCAATGCAGCTTACCTTCTATGATGATGTAAGTAATGTAGCCCATGATATGTACGAAGCGTACTTAAAGGCATTAAGCCCGATTGCTAATTTGTCAGCAAGCAACGCCAGTAGTTTAATAGGGCAAGGGCACAAAAACGTTGGGTTCAACAGTACTGGGAGCAGTTCAGCATTTGCTGCCGGGTCAGGTTCTGTAGGACCATTATCCGATACTCCCGGTGGAGAAAACGGTATTATAGAATCTATTGTTATGAGACATTGGTATTACAGTACTACCGAAAGCCGTAGTGCAGCAGACGCTAACAGAAAACAATTTGATGACAGCATACAATATACAGATTATGAATTTTTAAACCCTAGAATCATTAATATGACATTGGATGAATTGGATATGACACAATCTGATGCCAATACCGTTATGATGAATTTTGTTTATGATTCCGTATACATTAACTCCCCAACCACAGCCGAACAATACGCCGACGAAGGCATAACAGATAGACTTTCAGTCGGATCTTTGAGCAGCAAACCCGGTGATCAAGGAATTCTTAGCAGAATTAAGGATAAGATAACAGAAACTGTTAAAAATCAGTTACCTAATCAACTTCTTGAGGATGTGAAACGTCTTACAAAACTGCCGGATGATTTCACTTTAAATGATATACGTTCGAAGGTTACTGATGCTGAACGAATTTATCGCCGGGTTAAGAGTTTTGACACCCTTCCAGACATTCCTGTAATAGACATATTGTCTGATGTTCTTGGACCATTAGGAAATAAAACGATACCGGGTAATCAGGGAGAGACTGTTACAGAAACTGCACCAAATGATGCAGAAGGGAATGATACTAGTACAAAAGCAGAAGTTGAATACGTAGACACTATTGCAACTAATCCCGATATAAACCTACCAGCCGTTAGTGACAACGGGGAGTTGACTGGATTCAGTGGCCTCCTAGATTTGGGCGGTGGTAATCAGTTTGATAATACTGCGTAAATATTATGGGTTGGCAAAAGGGTAAGTATGATGTAAAACATCCAGAGAAATACTTAGGGGATGTCTCCAACGTTGTATTTAGATCTTCGTGGGAATTGGATGCCTTTAAGTTCTGTGACAATAACCCCAATGTTTTGAGGTGGTCATCGGAAGAAATAGCCATACCATACGCCAAACCATCCCCGAAAGGTATACGAGCAGCAAAATATTACCCGGACCTGTATATGGAATACAAAACAAAGGATGGTAAGCTACGTAAGGATTTAATCGAAATAAAACCTAAGAGGCAAACCAAACCATCCAGATCCAGAAACCCAAAGAATAAGCTGTTTGAAAATCAAGCATTTATGATAAATCAGCTAAAATGGGACGCAGCCAAGAACTGGTGCGGCCAGAATGGTATTACTTTTCGGGTTTTGACAGAATCCGAACAGTTCAATTAATCAACAGTTTAAGTTAAAAAGACTAAATATAGAAAAAGGGTTTGATTACTACTATGGAAAAATTAAAAGAAACAGCAGCAGCGGGAAGCACAGGGGCAGGTTCCATAGCAGTGGTTCCAAGTAACCGTTTAGGTGCAATGCAATCACGCCAGTCATTAACCGACTTCATGCTAAAGTTCCATAAAGGCATAAAGAACAGTTATCGCTACAAGCCTGTTGATCTGTCTACCATGAAGAAAGGTTCTATCAGTAAAATAACCGAATCCGCCACACACCCGTACCAGCTAGATGATGCCCGTTCCAGATTTAAGAGCATGGAAACACAGGGCAAGTATGATGCCATGGATGTTATTACGTATGGCATTCAAGACGATACCGGTAATATGATGCTGGTGACTGTACCAATGGAGCAGTCAGAAGAGCTTGAACGTCGTGTAGCACAGGCACTGGCCAGCGTACTTGACTTTAAAAAGACAGGTAATGGCGAAGATAAATCCCTCGCAGAACTACTCTACGAACTTAAAGACGAGTTCACTATCATCAATGCCCAATTCCCTACCATCCCAGAAGATTCTGTATACAATGCGGATGATATCACTAAGTTGCCAGAAGCCGATGAAGACGGCATGGATGATGACATGGGTGGCCTTGATAGTGAATTTGGCGATGATGGTGAAATGGGTGACGATGAGATGGGTGGCCCGGAAGGTGGACCCGAAGGCGGTCCAGAAGGAGATTTACCCGGTGAACCCGGTGAAGAAGGCGAAGAAGGTGGCCTTGAAGACATAATGGGCGATGATGAAGTTGGTGATGATTTTGATGAAGATCAAGACAAAGAATCGTTGTTGACCTCAGTTCTTGGTATGCTTAAGTCCCAGAACGAAAAGGAAACGGCACAGGCCAGAGCCGAAGAAGAGAAATATAAAGCCCAACAAGCGGAAATGGCATTAAAAGCATCTACTGATGAAATGCAACAACAAGAAACAATGATAGCCGCCGAAGCAGAAATGGATGCCGATAAAGCCCAGAAAAAGGATGATAAACGACGTGCTGATTTGGCGAAGTTTAATTACATGAAACGAAAGGGAATGAAAGAAGGATTCTCCCCGTTGTTCCGATCAACTCTATTGGAATTAAATGATGCTGATACCGTGATGGGAATCAAGCGTCGTACCCAAATTGCAAAAAGAAACTTGGCCCCAGAAAGAGAAGACACCGAGACGGAGGTTGATTTTAAAAGGATCAAGAAACAGGCCGAAACTAGAATAGGTGCCGCACAGGAGAAGGTAGCAAGGAAGGCAGATATGCTTGAACCCAAAATAGATGCGGAGCGAGACGAACAAGCACGTGCTGCCGCCGAAGAGGATGAAGGCGATACAACGAACAATTTGAGGGCACAATAATGAAATTAAGTAACATTACAGAAAGTGTCCTACTTACTGATAACAGAATGATCGCAGAAGACACTGTGATAATCGTAAATGAATTACAGATAATGTTAGAAGAAGTCCAGCAAATGAAACTGTTGGCCAAGAGCGGTAAATTAGATGAAAGCGGGTTAGCAGAAATATCTGCCCTCATATCCGAAATGGATGAGATAATCGGGGATGAATTAATATCCGTCGTTGCCGAATCTGTTGATCGTCAGTTTAGACGGTATGGAGATAACTTCCTACGCCAGTACAGATGCACCAGCGGTCCCAAAAAAGGTAGACTTGTGGCTTCACCAGACCAATGTGGAAAGAGAAAAGACCCACGTCGGGTTAGAATCGGTAAGAAAGCTGCCCGTGTTAAAAAGGGTATCCGTATTAGAAAGTCTAAGTTCACGAAGAGAAAGACACAATCTAAACGTTTATCTCGATTGAACAAGGTATTACGCGGAGATCACTAATGAGCACACTAGCAGAATTTATCACAGAACACCACGAGGTTATTCGTGAATTATTAGATCACTTGGCCGAAGAATTCCCTGTTGAGGAAAAGAAAGAATGTCCATGTGGAAAGGACGGCGACTGTGGCGAAGATTGCGACTGTGGCGAAGATTGTGAGTGTAAGAAAGAATTGCTGCTCGAACCTGTCAAAGAAAGCGCAGAAGAAGCTACATTAGATCTGGAAGAAATAATTGTGGAATCATTATCCGACAATCCATCATATCCACTCGTGGTTGTGGAAGGTGTTGATAATGTGTTCTATGTTAAAGATTATAAAGGAGCACCCGGTGCGTGTGGTACGGGAAGCATTGAACTTGAAGACCGAACATCCCATTTGAATATGTGTGAGGGAGAAAACACGACCGTTGATTTGACTGTGGTTGTCGGTGGAAAGAGAATATCAAACATACCTTTCATCCTTGCCAAAACCGAAAAGGCCCCATATATCCAGTTAAGCCAAGTTCACCTAGCGTAATTTAGTATACATACTCCATATACACTACTTTTTCGGAGTACCTATGGCTTATAAGTCACCCTTCCTTGTTGTCAAGGATCTACTATCGCCCTTAAACTGCGAGGACGTTGTTGGTCGTTTAAAACACACGTTTCCGAACCTCGATCAACTGGGGAAGCCAACAGTTTCGTATAAAGGCAACACTTTGTCAGAAATGAGGATCACAGCCCTATTTAAAGAAGTTATGCCAAATATCGAAGAACATTACGGTTTTCAACATAAAACCTTGACACCATTCATATTTGAATGGTATCCTACAGATTTCTCTGGCCAAAAAGCCACATGTGAAGGAAGTGTGCCCACCAGTAAGCGTGGGGAATCAATGGTATGGCAGAAGGTTAAAGATTATGATTTTACAGTGGTTGTGTTTCTAAATGACTTGAACGATGATACCAACTTTGACGAAAGGTTCGAAGTACGTGGCGGTAAATTAGAATTCCCAACCCATGATTTCGGGTTCAACCCACGCAGGGGGACAGCTTTAGTATATCCGTGCTGCCCGAATTTCATCAATGCTGTAGGCCCGGTGGACGCAGGTAATTCTAATTTAATAAGATTTCATATAATCGCCACCAAAGAATACGTGTATAATCAAGAAGATTTCCCCGGCGGATACATGGAATGGTTCGCAGAAACTTAAAAATCGCTTGCATTATTTCCACAACCATGACATAATACGCTCCAGCCCCCGTATACGCGAGGGATAACCTGTTCAATTGGAGAACACGTATAATGTCTAAAACAAACGACGAATATACCCTGCCTACCGACAAGGATGCAAGAACGCAAATTCTGGGTAGACTCAGTGAAATTTCTGCACAGCAGCAGATGATCAAAGACCGGCAAGAAAATATTAAGGAAATTAAAGCTCTCCTTAAAGAAGACAATCAAATGCCAGCATCGTTAATCACAAAGCTTGTCAAAGCCTTGGACGATGATGAATATTTCAAAATGACTGTTGAAAACAGCCATTTCGAACTTGTTCGTGAAACTCTTATGGGTGACGGTGGTCTTCCAGACGATAACGAAGTTGATGATGGTGTTAATGCTGGTGATTGGCCGGAGTAAATAAATAACACATGACATACATTTCATCCATACTGACTGATAGCAAAAAACACGTCAAAGTTTGGTCTAGGAATGAAGCAGGAGACCGGGTTGTCACCCGTGTCGAAGCACCTTATTATTTCTATATTCCTGATGATAACGGTACAGACCAAGACGTGTTTGGCCAGCCTTTAACTAGGATGGACTATCATGACTTCTGGGACTTCACAGCGGCCCGTAAAGCCTATTCTGGGAAGGGTATACGTGTATGTGAGTCCGACATACGCCCGGAGTATAAAGTCCTCTCAGAGCGGTTCTACGGAGCCGACATAGGGGATTTACATATCACCTTCTTTGATATTGAGGTAGACTACGATATTGATAAAGGTTTCTCCTCTCCGCAAGATCCATATGCCCCTATAAACTCCGTGGCAATATACCATTGCCACACTGATGAGACTATAGTTCTGGTTGTCCCACCGGATACCCGGAAGAACTTCAAGTATAAAGATTTACCAGATGACATTACCGACGGTGCTACGGTTATCATATGTGACGATGAACGACAACTACTGAAGATATTGTTTGATGAACTGGATGATAGTGACATTATCAGCGGTTGGAACTCTGACTTTTTCGATATTCCATACATCTATGAAAGGGCAAACAAAGTATTACACAAGAATGCCGGAAACAAACTATGTTTCAACGGTGCTATGGACCCCTTTTATCGTGATGTGGAAATGTATGGCAACGTCAATAAACGGCTAGTTCTGCATGGCAGAGTTGCCCTTGACTATCTTGATGTATACAAGAAGTTCGAAATGGCTGAAAAGCCTAGCTATAAGCTAGAAAGTGTAGCCGAAGACGAGCTTCCGCATCTACCTAAGATAGAGTATAAAGGATCGTTGTATAAGTTGTACCGAGATGACTTCGAGGAGTTTATCCGATACAACATACGTGACACTATCATTCTAAAAGGTCTCGAAGAAAAGAAAAAGTACATTGCCTTGGCTATCCAAATGTCCCACATGGCCACGAGTCAAATTCAGGATGTATT